GCCAATTTTGATCCAATGAAAGCGGCGGCATTTAGAGATGCAGGGTTATTTGACGAAACTAAGACTAAAAAAGGTTTATTCGGTCAGACTCTTAAGGTTGGCATACATGAACAAATGGGGCAGTTTTACAATCAAATGGAGAAATTATCTAAGAACGCCGACTCAGCATCAAAAGAAGATGTAGAAAAAGCACAGAAGTTTTTTAAATTACTTAATAAAAATCAAATGAATGATGGTACCATAGGTAACTTTGGTACATTATTCCAAAACTTTGGTAAGGGAACTCCGGCCATGTTACACGGAGAAGAAGCGGTAGTACCTAAGGATTCTCCTATGGGAGGTATGTTAAACATGATGCAGGGCATGATGGGTGACATGAAGGGTTCTATGTCAGGTGGCAAAATGGATATAGGCAAAATGATGAACATCGCACAGACCAAAGGAGCCGAGATTGATGCTTATGCCAAGAAAAATGAGGGTGCATTGAACCAACAAGGCCGCGGAATGGTAAAATCAATGACCGGTTTGAGCGACGAACAACTTGACAAGATGCAGGCACAGAGTGTAAAATCAAATAATGTATCAAGTTCTGGAACACCTATAAATAACACTACCGGTGGAATGACTGCAAAACTTGACACTTTGATTAAAATTAATAGAGACATGTTGGCTGAACTTCAGTCCATGTAATAGGAAAACAATATGAGTTGGAAAAAATACTTTCAGGAATATAAACCAAAAGATACATCGGGGAACTCAAGTCCAATTCCAGGCTCAGGTGCAGGTCCGGCAAGAACAAATTATTCATCATTTTTACCAGATGTTTACACAGGTCATCCTAATCGTATCGAGCGTTATGGTCAGTATGAAACAATGGACCAAGACAGCGAAGTAAATGCGGCATTGGATATACTTGCAGAATTTTGTTCACAGAAGAACAAAGAAAATGAAACACCATTCGTAATCAGTTACAAAGCACAAAGCACAAGCACAGAAACAAAGGTATTAAAAGGTTATTTGCAACAATGGGCGGACCTAAATAACTTTGAAAGAAGAATTTTTAAAATCATTCGTAATGTATTCAAGTACGGTGATTGTTTCTTTGTAAGAGATCCAGAAACATTTAAATGGATGCATGTGGATCCTGCAAAAGTAGACAAAATTATTGTTAATGAATCAGAAGGCAAAGAGCCAGAACAATATGTTGTTAGAGATATCAACCCTAACTTTCAAAATTTATCAGTAACACAAATTAATGCAACAGACAACCAAGGCCAAGTAAATTACACAACATCAGGTGGGTCATTGGGCAGAGGTTATGTTGGTGGAGCAACACCAAACAATGCTGGTGGTAGATTTGATAAAAATCTAAATCAGTTGGCAATTGATGCTAACCATATTGTGCATTTATCATTATCTGAAGGTTTAGACAGAAACTTTCCATTTGGTAACTCACTTTTAGAAAGTGTGTTTAAAGTTTATAAGCAGAAAGAATTACTTGAAGATGCTATTATTATCTACCGTGTGCAAAGAGCACCGGAGCGTAGAGTATTTTACATCGATGTAGGTAACATGCCTACTCACCTTGCTATGGGATTTGTTGAAAGGGTCAAAAATGAAATCCATCAACGCAGAATTCCATCGTCAACTGGTGGTGGTACTAACGTTATTGACGCTAGTTTTAATCCACTATCAATTAATGAAGACTATTTCTTTCCACAAACAGCGGAAGGACGTGGTTCTAAGGTAGAAACACTACCAGGCGGTACTAACTTAGGTGAAATTGACGATTTAAAATATTTTACTAATAAGTTATTCCGTGGTTTACGTATACCAAGTTCATACTTACCTACCGGAGCAGAAGATTCTGCTTCTCAGTATAACGACGGTAGGGTAGGTACTGCTTATATTCAAGAATTAAGATTTAACGAATACTGCAAACGTTTACAAAGCCTTGTAGCATACATCTTTGATAGAGAGTTTAAGATGTTTTTAAATGCTAAAGGTGTAAACATTGATAATGATTTATTTGATTTAAAATTTAATTCTCCACAAAACTTTGCGGCTTACAGACAAAGTGAAATGGATAATGCTCGTGTTAACACATTCGCTTCATTGCAAGAAGTACCATACATGAGTAAACGTTTTGCACTAAAACGTTTCTTAGGACTAAGTGCAGAAGAAATGGCAGAAAACGAAACGCTATGGCGTGAAGAAAACGTCGATGGAACGTTTAGCAATCAAAATTCACAAGTACAGATGAGAAATGTAGGAGTTACTCCTGGAGGAATATCACAGGATATTGATACCCTTGGTTCAACTGAACCTGGCGAAGGCGCACCCGAAGCACCGGGCGAAACAGAACCTGCACCAGGAGCCGAAACTCCACCAGCAGGAGAATAAATAAAAGCATGTTGTTAAAAGAATTCTTTTATTTTGATCAAGACGGAAAAGCATTTGGCGATGACAAACGCTACGATGCTGATAGAGATATTTCGGTTGTCAAATCTGATGACACAAGAAAGACACGACTTACATTAAAGCAAATTAATACCATTAGAAGAACAGCAGAAGCAAGAGAACTTGAACAAGCAAAAGAATTAGAGTTTGTTCAAACTATGTATGCACAACCTGCACCAGAACAAGCGGTATAAAATTCCAATTTTTTTAAATAATACGTTATGAGAAGAACCGGTTTTGTTATCGGCAACGGAACATCTCGACGAAAATTCGATTTAAAGAATCTTATAGACAGAGGATTGATATATGCGTGTAATGCTGTCTATAGAGAATTTTGTCCTAATGTTTTAGTTGCAGTTGATCCTAAGATGATCCATGAAATTGTTGGTGCAAACTTTCAATACGAGTGCGAAGTATGGACAAATTACAATAAAGCCTTTGAAAAGTACGTAGGATTGAACTATTTTAATCCTAACAAGGGTTGGAGTAGCGGTCCTACTGCACTATACAAGGCAGTTTTAGACGGTTGCCAGGACATTTATATACTAGGGTTTGATTTCGTAGGATTAGAAAACGGTGCTAGGGTCAACAACATATATGCTGGTAGTAAAAACTACAAAGCAAGACACGAACCCGCTACATATTACGGTAATTGGCTTAGACAAACCGAAACCATTGTTAGAGAAAACTCTGACAGACGCTTTATTAGGGTAATGCAAAAGGAAGATTTTGTGCCAAATAACCTAAATCAGTATGCAAATTACAGAAATATCACATATAAAGAGTTCAATAACACAATTGATAAGTAAGAATAGCAAAAAAACCACATTTTTACCACCATTTGGACCGGTAAAACTGGTTTTTTTGTAAATACACATGACAGCCTTGCCTATTAACTAAACAAAGGAGATAATACAATGTCAGATAAAACTAAATTTGAACAATTATTAGACCTTCTTGTTAACGAAGAAAAAGATAAAGCAGAGTCTTTATTTCATGATATCGTTGTAGAGAAGTCTAAAGAAATTTACCAAGGACTAATCGAGTCTGAGGAAAAAGAAGCAGAAAAAGAAGTTGACGAAGCAACTGAAGAGTCCAAAGAAGACGAAGTTGAAGAATCAACAGAAGAAAAAACAGACGACGAAGTTGAAGAATCAAAAGAAGATGAATCAGAAGAGTCTGTAGAAGAATTCGTTGAACCTACTGAAGAAGAATCAGTAGAAGAAGTTGGTGGCGATGCCGCTGACGACATGATTGCTGATATCGAAGCAGATAAAGGCGATGACATGGACAAAGATTACGACGACGATGGTAAAATGGACGATCATGAAGAAGATCATGAAGATCTAGAAGACAAAGTTGTTGATCTTGAAGATGCTTTGGACGAATTAAAAGCAGAATTTGATGCATTCGTTAATAAAGACGAAGGCGGAGAAGGTGAGCCAGAAATGGGTCCAGAAGCAGACGAAGAAGAATCAGAAGAAGCCGAAGAAGAAGCAATTGAAGCACCATTTGAAGCAACAGAAGAAGATGGTGAAGAAGTTGAAGAAGGTGCAAAAAAAGAAAAATCCGTTGGCGAGACTATGAGAGAATACGTCGAAAAAGTCTCTGCACCTAACAATTCAGAAGGCGCTGATAACACTACGAGTCCGGTAGCATCGAAAGGTGGTAAAGACTCAGGTGCTGATGGTAAAAACATTGCACAAAGTGGTGAAGAAAAGGGCGGTAAGGCTCCTGCGGCAAAGGACATGGGGAAATCTTTCGAGAATGAACCAGGTGCTAACGCTGGGGATTCTTTTAAAAAAGCATCTGTAAAAAAGACTGCTGAGTAATTAGGAGGAAGCCAATATGGCATCTTTGTACCTACGAGAAAATTTGACATTTGACCAAGCAAAGGTCACTTTAGAGTCACAAGGTGAAGGAGAAAACAAGTCTCTTTATCTAAAGGGCATTTGTATTCAGGGTGGTGTCAAAAACGCTAACCAGCGTATATACCCTGTCTCTGAGATAGGCAACGCTGTATCGACCCTAAAGGATCAAATTGACGGAGGATACTCAGTTCTAGGTGAAGTTGATCACCCAGATGATTTAAAAGTAAATTTGGACAGAGTTAGCCACATGATCACTGACATGTGGATGGACGGTCCTAACGGGTTTGGCAAAATGAAAATTTTGCCAACTCCAATGGGTAACCTAGTTAAAACGATGCTGGAAAGCGGAGTTAAACTAGGTGTCTCATCAAGAGGAAGCGGAAATGTTAACGAGTCAAACGGCGAAGTTTCAGAGTTTGAAATTATTACCGTGGATGTAGTGGCACAACCAAGTGCTCCTGGGGCATATCCTACACCAATCTATGAACACTTTATGAACACTAGAGGTGGATTAAGTGCGATTAGATCAGCAGGTGAGGTAGGACATGATCCGAAAGCACAAAAGTATCTACAAGAACAGATACTACGAGTCATAAAAGGCTTGCAGTAACAAAAAGGAGAAGCACGATGAGTGACGTTTTTAATAAACTTTTTGAAACTGGGATTATTAGCGAAGAGGTCAAAGACCAAATCACTAATGCCTGGGAATCAAAAGTAAAAGAGCACCGTGATAGTGTTACTGCTGAACTACGTGAAGAATTTGCTAAACGCTACGAACATGATAAATCAAGCATGGTTGAAGCGATTGACGCAATGGTCTCCGAGCGTTTGGAATCAGAAATTAAAGAACTTTCTGAAGATAAAAAAGCACTTGCTGAAGCAAGAGTTGAATATAAGAAGAAAGTTGCTGAACATTCTGAGAAACTGCAAGAGTTTGTACTCGGTCAGTTATCCAAAGAAATTTCAGAGTTGAATGAAGACCGTAAAAAAGTTTCAGAAAACTTTGGAAAACTCGAAGACTTTGTTGTTAAATCTTTAGCAAAAGAAATCACAGAGTTTGCAGAAGATAAAAAGGATCTAGCAGAAACCAAGGTTAAACTTGTAAAAGAAGCAAAATCCAAACTTGATGAAGTGAAACAACGCTTTATTGAGAAATCTGCAAAAGTGGTAGAGTCTGCTGTTAATTCTAAATTAACTTCAGAAATCAAACAACTCAAAGAAGACATTAGTGCTTCAAGAGAAAACCACTTTGGTAGAAAACTATTCGAAGCGTTTGCTAATGAATATCAATCATCTTACTTAAACGAAAAATCAGAAACTGCGAAGTTGATGAGAGTTATCGCTGAGAAAGATGCATCATTAGAAGAGGCTAAGAAAACCATCACAGAGAAGGACACTTTAGTTGAGTCTAAGGAAGCAGAAATTGCTAAAGCCAAAGACGAAGCAGAGAGAGTTGCAGTGATGAATGAGTTGTTAAACCCACTAGGTAAAGACAAGCGAGAAATCATGTCAGAACTATTGGAAAGTGTGCAAACAGGTAAGTTGCATACTGCGTTTGAAAAGTATCTACCTGCGGTAATGGAAGATAAAAAACCATCAACTGCAACCAAAAAGGCAATCATGGAAGGCACAGAAGTAACAGGCGACAAAGAAATCAAGGTAGAAGAAAATTCAAACTTAATTGAACTCCGCAGATTAGCGGGATTAAACTAAAAAGGAGAGACAAAAAATGTCAGACATACTAAAAGAAAACTGGCAGGAGACCAAAGTAGCACTTCTTGAAGGCTTAGAAGGTCACAAGAAGAGCGTAATGGATGTCACTCTCGAGAACACTCGCAAGTATCTCGCTGAGGCGGCAACTTCTGGCGCAACTAGTGCTGGGAACGTAGCAACTCTTAACAGAGTTATCCTTCCGGTAATTAGACGTGTAATGCCAACTACAATCGCAAATGAGATTGTTGGCGTTCAACCAATGACTGGACCTGTATCACAGATCCATACATTAAGAGTACGTTATGCTGAAACTTTTGATGACGTAACTGCTGGCGATGAAGCATTATCACCATTCCAAATTGGCTTAGGCTATTCAGGTGGTGGTTCTTCTGATAAAGCAGATGCAACTGCAACACTTGAAGGTGCGGCAGGTAAAAAGTTAAGCATTCAAATCTTAAAACAAGCAGTAGAAGCGAAAACTCGTAAACTATCTGCTCGTTGGACATTTGAGGCGGCTCAAGATGCACAAGCACAACAAGGCATTGATATCGAAGCGGAAATCATGGCGGCTTTAGCACAAGAAATTACTGCTGAAATCGACCAAGAGATCCTTGCTTCATTAAGATCACTTGCTTCAGTTGAACAAACTTACGACCAAGCGGCAGTATCTGGTACTGCTACATTCGTTGGTGACGAACATGCGGCTTTAGCAGTTCAAATCAACAGAGTAGCAAACTTGATCGCTCAGCGTACACGTAGAGGTGCAGGTAACTTTGCAGTGGTTTCAAACCAAGCATTGACTATCCTACAATCTGCTACAACTTCTGCATTCGCAAGAACTACAGAAGGTACGTTTGAAGGCCCAACAAACACTAAATTCGTTGGTACATTAAACAACGCAATGAGAGTGTATGTTGATGCTTACTTGGCTGATTCAGGTGCTGATGACTCTCAAGTACTTGTTGGTTACAAAGGCTCATCAGAAGCAGATGCGGCGGCATTCTATTGCCCATACATTCCGCTAATGTCTTCAGGTGTTGTTCTTGATCCAGCAACTTTCGAACCAGTTGTGTCATTCATGACACGTTATGGTTATGTTGAGTTGTCAAACACAGCATCATCACTTGGTAACGCTGGTGACTACTTAGGAAAAGTGTCAATCACTTCTTCTAACGTATCATTCTCGTAATCCAAGGGTAGCGTGATTAGAATAGGGCGGCTTAGGTCGCCCTATTTTTTTGTCCAAAACATCATAAATTCTGCTCTATTTCTAATACCACAAAAGATCTTTCTATAAATATTATTGTAAAGTCAAAGTCAATGCTGATTGGCGGTGAACTTTGGGACGCCCCTGGTGACAGCACACGCTGGTGACAGATGGTAAGTACGAAGGTGACGTGGATTAGTACACTCAACTCTCACATTAACCTTGATTTCACAAAACTAATTGTTTAAGGATATGGTTAATGTTAACCCAAAAACTCGGTAGTCTCGGAATCTATAAAGTTAACGCTCAGCCATTTTCCTTTAAATCAAGGGGGGAGTGGCAGAGTGGCTCAATGCAATAGTTTCCGAGGCTATCCAACCGCGGGTTCGAATCCCGTCTCCTCCACCAACTTTCTTTTATTAAATAGTAATAATGAAAGAATTAGAAACATCGTTGGACTGGAAAGACATCGAACACGAACTTAGAGAACTGATTAAATCTGCACCTGAGTTTAAATTTGATGTTATAAAATTTTGTACTTCTATTGGAGGAGAAGTAAGAAAACTAAGTGATATTGAAATAGATCTTAGAAGACAGCCTCGTGATAGCATATTACTAAAACACAAAGAACAATGCAAAAAGATTAACCAAGCAATAAAAGACTTTTCTTCAACACATCTCCTACACTTGTTTTCTAGAACAGACTAAATAATAGTGTCAATTTAGGAGCCTACCTTAGAGTAGGACTTATGCGGATATCCACCGCGTAGACCCTAGAACGGCAATATATAAAACAAAAGGAGAATATAATGGGAAGACCAGTAAACAAAAGATACTTCGGATTACTAGATGACGGTACTAACCTTACGGTAAACGTACAGGTTGGTTCTAACTCTGAATCAGAAGAAGGGTATATTATCAGACAAAGAAGTGAATCTAAATTTTTAGTTAACGATACTAAAACAGGAACAAAAACGAAAGTTGGCGGATCTGGAACTGGTAACGTATCTGTTTGTACACTTGTGGATAAAGCGGCAGGATCATTAGCGGCTGACGAAATGTCACTACAAGGTACACTAGCAGGAACTGATGGAAATCAAGTTAGAGTTGCAAAACTATATAATAGAACCTGCAGAGACTTTAATAATGTTAGATACAAATGGGAAGTTCAAAACGACTCATCCGAATCTATCATGCTTTTAACTGCAATCTAATTGCTATATCAGGAAAGGGCAAATTCGCTTTGCCCTTTTCTTTTGACTAAATAATGCTATAAAGTAAGGATCCTACTAACATGGCTGTAGACGTTTTAAAAGTAACTGGTGATTATAAATTAATTACTGCATCAAATGGTACAATTACCCTAGATACGGGTAATGAACAGGGTACCGTACGTATTACTGGTGACCTAATTGTTGAAGGTGTGTCTACCACGGTTAATACCGCCAACCTTGATATTGAAGATAATATTATTACACTTAACAAAGGCGAAACCGGAATCGAAACAATTACGTTAGGCCAGTCAGGTCTTTCAATTTCTAGAGGTGTTAAGCCTGACGGAGTTACCGTTGCAGATGCCGCAACACTTTTATGGGACGATACGTTAACATACACTAAACCAAATGGTGGTGCAGGCGATGGTATTTTTACTTTTAAAATAGGTTCAGAAATAGCCGCAATAAGAACAAACCATATCAGCACAACAGGAGAAGATTTAGTATTACTAGGATCAAATGCTCCAAATGCAAAATTAAGTGTTAGAGGTACAGCAAATTACGAATCAGGATTAACAGACGACGATATTCCAAATGTTGCGTATGTTAACAATATTTTCTCAACTATTAATATTCCAGAAATTAGAACAGATAATACTTATGTAAACACAGAAGACCTAAATGATGGAGATCCTGAATCAAGAATTACGGGTTATGTTGATAATGTTCAAAGGCTTAAAATTACCTTAAGAGAAATGAACCTAGGCGATATTACACTAGACGGTACAACAATTCGTTCTACAAATAGTAACGAAGAATTAATTTTACAAGCAAGTGGTACAGGTAATGTTGTTATAGATGAAGTATTGAGCCTTGCTAGTCCTGTAAGTAGTGCTCCTGCAGGTGATACGGACCGACTAAAAATTTACGCACAGCCAGAAGGACTAGGTGGAACTGGCCTATTTTTTGTAAATAATACTACAAGAGATGAGATAACTAGTAAAAACAGATCATTGCTTATGAGCATGATATTTTAGGAAAAAAGAATGGCAATTACTAACGATTTTATTGATGCAGGATACACAACTTTGTACACATCTTCGGGTACAAATGCTGTAACAACTATGATTTTTTGTAACTATGCTGATGTTGATAATATACCAGGCGACACTAGTTTAACAGATGCAGATACGTTTTTAGATCTTCATGTTGTTAAAAATGGACAAAGTGCGGCAGATTATAATAAAATTTTGCACAGATTATCAATTCCAGCAGGAGAAACATTTATCATGGATACAGAAAAATTTGTATTAGATAATGGTGACAAAATTATTGCACAAACAACATCACCTGCAACGGTTTCAGTTACAATTTCAACTATTGAGGTGTAACAAATGAGATTTGTAAAACAAGCATTTTTAAAAAACAAGTTTATTGTTGATAGATCATTGTTTGTTGACATTAACGGCTCTGTGCAATTTGCAGGCGCAATCCAAGGAATTCAAATTGGAGGCGGAAATACTTCACAAAGATCTCCAGCACCAGCCAACGGAACTATTAGATATAACACACAATTAGGTGAACTAGAAGTTTACGTAGGTAATAGTTGGGAACTCTTAAGAACTAACAGACCAGGAACTATATCAGTACAAAACTTAGGAACAGGTGATGCGTCAGCAACTGAGTTTGGTCCTTTAGATCCTGCACCTGTAGCGGCAGAAAACATTATTACATTAGTTGAAAACGTTATTCAAATCCCTGGTGTAAACTATACACTAGTAGACAATAGTGGAGACAAATATGTTAAGTTTGATTCTCCTGTACCTTTTGGCAAGGATGTAACCGTAATGCATGGATACGACGGTAGCATTCTAGGCGCATAATTAATACCTACTCACACGCTTTTTCCAATTTAGACTAAATACTATTAATCGCAAGAGTTCTTGCGAGGACATACCGTGGTCAACCCGCGATGTAAGGTGGTTGGAGGCACAGGATGCCCGTTTATAAGGAGAAACACAATGGCCGTGGGTCGTATTTCGGGTCCGTTGTTAAAGGC